CCCACTCGCATTATACTAATATTATGATAAATTGTACAGAAGTCGCTCTCGAAAGACTTCAACAAAAAATTGAGAGAAAACAAGTTTGGGGAATAAGACTAATGTTAAAGCCAAACGGTTGTAATGGGTGGTCGTATGACTTGAGTTATTTAGAAGAACCTAATACTTCAAGTGATGCGGTGTTCTATGGAGTAATTGCTGTAGACCCCATGACATTTAGTTATGTCGATACAATAAATATAGACTGGGAAGAAGATGGATTGAACGAATTCTTCAAAATCTCTAGTCCACAAGAAACAGCACAATGTGGCTGTGGAGAAAGTTTTACACTATGAAAATATCACAAGAGGGCATAGCCCTTATCAAGAAGTTTGAAGGATGTGAGCTAGATGCTTACCAAGACGCAGTTGGAGTATGGACTATAGGATATGGTCACATCAAGGGCGTAAAGGAAGGTATGCAAATTACCAAAGCACAAGCAGAGGAAATGTTAGTAGAAGAACTAGCAGAGTACGAAAATCATGTTTCAAACGCAGTAGAAAATCAATTAGACCAGTGCATGTTTGACGCATTGGTATCATGGACGTACAACCTCGGTCCAACTAATCTAAACAGTTCAACAATGCTGAAAGTTCTCAACGCTGGAGAGTACGAAGAAGTACCTGCCCAGATTAAAAGATGGAACAAAGCTGGAGGCAATGTGTTGGAAGGTTTAGTGCGCAGACGTGAAGCAGAGGCATTATTATTTGAAGGAAAAGATTGGACAAATGTCTAAAAAGATTACCCTATCAGGCGAAGAAGTAGCAATAGTTATGGCACACGCTGCAGAAAGAGGTATGACTTTTGAAGAATATATACAAGAGTTTGCACAACAACTTCAAGAACAAAAGAAAAAACAGGAGAAATAATGGATATATTATTACTAATGCTGTTGATTTGGGGATACAATGAACAACCCAAAGATGCAAAAGAAGAAGAACCAGAGATAGTTCCTATTCAAGAAGTAGAAGTACCAGACAATGCAGTAGATGTAGTAACAGTTACTCAAACTGCAGCAGTGCTTACAGCAGTTGCTGAAGCTTTGACGGGTACAAGTACAACAACTGTTACTAGTACAACTACTAGTACAGAAACTAGTACTGAAACAACAAGTACTACTTCTACAGAACAGGCGATTATTGATGAATTAAACAGTATGACTGAAACAACAACAGTCGCACCAACTACAAGTACAACAACTAGTAGTTCTACTTCTACATCATCATCAACATCTACTTAAGTAAATTATTAGTGCTACTCGTATGGGTAGCATTATGTTTTCATTATTATATTTACACACAGTATGTAACTGAGTTAGAAATAACTAGAAACATCGAGTTAGCAAATTGGGAAAAGTTAAACCAATTGGAGAGCAATATTGGACAAAATAAAACAATTCTTCGCCGCCATCAAAAGGTGGTGGATATGGTTAAAGAGCAAGTTTGTACCCCTTTATAAAGTAACTGTTAGTTTTAACAGTGTTTGGGGAGACTCAGATGATCAAGAGTTTCTTGTTCGAAAGATTATAATTCAAAAAGAAAAACATTTAAAGTTTAGAACAGAAAGTGGAGAAGTAATACAATTCACTGGTGCAGAAGGACTTAACTACAAAATAGAGGAAATCTAATGGATGGAGTTATAGTAGGTTTTGGTTTTATGATAATATTAGGTATAGCTGGGACTGCCCTACTAGCATTGGCAGTAGAAGGCACAAAAGGAATAGAAAGACAACCTTATTATGGTAGAAAGACAGGAATAAAGTATACTGCAAAGAAAACAAGAGAGGAACAAATAGTATGAATCAAATGTTACTAGCTTTTTGTTTGGTTCTCGGTGGGGCAAGTTATTGGCTCTACACAGAGAATGAAACACTGAAAGCAAACAATGCAAAACTAGAAGGTGCAATAGCAACTCAAGAAGAAGCTATAGCAACTATGCAGAAAGATTTTACTTTGCAAACAGAACAGTTACAAAGTATGACAGTAAAAAGTCAAGAAATCCAAAGGGAGTTAATGAGATATAGTAATTTCATTAAAGAATATAAATTAACAGCAAAAATACTGGAAGATCCAGTAGAAATGGAAAGGAAAATAAATAATGGAACAAAACACGCATTTGAAGATATTGAGAAACTCAGTGCTACCGTTGACGATCTTGATGATGGTCTCCAGTTGCAGTCTACTATCAACTAGACCGATAGAAGTTACAGCAAAACCTATGCAGAGACAGATTGTACAACCAATCATGCCTCGTGAGATCGACTTAACAACTCCACAATGGATAGTTGTTACCCCCAATAATTGGGAAGATCAACTTGCAAGAATAGAAGAACAAGAGGGTGAGTTAGTATTTTTAGCAATGACAGTTCCAGACTACGAAGTTATGTCTCTAAACATGAAAGAGTTGCAAAGATATATTACTGAACTAAAAGATGTAGTAGTGTATTATAGAAAAGTTACAACAGAGAGCTTAGATGTCGATAAGCAATAAAGTATTCAGTATAGTAAAAAATCAAATAAATCATGGTAATGTTAGTATAAGTTCGGATTTAATTGATGAACATAATGCTGATAGTCTTGACATGGTAGAAATAATAGTAGAGATTGAATACGTATTTGGAATAGAAATTCCAGATGAAAAGATTGAAACATTGAGAACAGTTGGAGATATAGTATCTTATTTAAATCATACACTATCTCCTTATCACCCCATTAGAGATGAAGTTACGATTACCGACTTTAGTTAATAAGTACTTAGCTTACAGAGACGCAACAAAAGGTGCTAGGTTCTTTGAGAAACACCCCCACTTACAAGAAAGATTAGAAATAATAGAAGATTGGTGTGAAGAACTAGAAGATAGAATAGTTGATTTAGAAGAAAATCAAAATCACTACTCGGAAAGAATTAAAAAATTAGAGGAAACCAAATAGAAAGTCAACGAACATTAAGTTCAAAAACTAGACGAGTATCTGCTTATCTCGTTACAAGTTATTTAGAAGAAGCAGAGTATAAACCAATATCAGTAGATTTGGATAAGATTAAGTGCGCTAACGGACAGAAGGATGAAGAATTTCTTGCTGATGCTGTAGCACTAGTAGGACTAAAAGATCCCCTTTTATTGCTAAATTCTAACGACAAGGATTTAGCAATGGACGGCGATCAGCCCTACATTGAAGAACCTTTCTTATGTTATAAGGGGAGTGAATTCCTTTTAGCGGCAAAAGAGTTAGGTTATAATGCTATCGACTGTATTATCGCAGATGATTTAGTATGGGCGAAAGCAATAGAATACGCCTTGAAACAAGGCTGAGCCTCGTAAGAGGATTAGGAGAGAAGAATGTTAGGATTCTTACAATGGGTTATCGGATGGATTCAAGTTATACCATGGTTAGTCATGAGTGCTTCAATCATAGCTGCGTGTACAGATACGCCAAAAGATGATAAGTTAGTCGGGAAAATGTATAAAGTTCTTGACTGGTTTGCAATCAATGTTGGTAAAGCTAAGCAGGAAGCAAAGGATAGCTAATGGCAGACGAAAGATTCGCAGGTGATATGAGTAGAAATGAGGTCGAAATTGATCTTAATAAATTCATGGAACTTGTACAAGAAAACTCAAACCTCAAAGCAAAGATCGTAGAGATGGAAGCCAACAGAGAGCCAGATAACCCTTGGCAGCGTTGGATATTTTTATCAAACATGATTGACGCTTGGAGAATTTTCCCTCGTGCATTCCTTAGTGTTTACATTTTCTTGTTATACTACTGTACAATGTGGTTTATGGGACTAGAAGATCCTACCATGGAGCAATCTGGTCTCATTAGTATCGTTGTAGGTGCAGGTGCCGCTTGGTTTGGTTTGTATGCTGGAACAGCAAAGGACAAAATTAACGGATCTGGAAAATAGTTCTTGACTTCATCTCATAATTTTAGTATAATATAAGTTATGAAAAAGTTCAAAGACATCAAAAAAATCAAGTCCGCAAAGAAAGATAAGGTATGTCCTTATTGTAAAACTACAGAAAATGTAGATGGTCTTTGTGGCATTTACAAGTGTTGGAAGTAAGATATGAATTTATTTTACTTAGACGAGGATCTCGACAAGGCAGCACAGTATCATGTTGACAAGCATATTGTTAAGATGCCACTGGAAGCTGCCCAGATTCTTTGTACAACAATTTACATTGACAAGTTTCTAGGGTATGTTCCTCGTGCGTTGAATGCAGACGAACGAGAAGTTCTAAACAAAGTTAAAGCTGAAATTAAGCATTTACCATTAGAGGAGCGACCCTTCCCCTACCTTCCAATGATGTACAATCATCCCTGCACAATCTGGGCAAGGGAGTCATTGGATAACCATGAGTGGGTTCATTGTTATGCTAACGCATTGAATGATGAATACTACTATCGTTATGGAAAACTACACAAATCAGTAGAACAAGTAGTAAACAAACTACCAGAGCCAGTACATCTTGAAAGAGTAGGATTTACTAAGTTCGGATTGGCTATGCCAGAAGATCTTAGAGATTACGATAATCCGATACAAAGTTATCGTGATTATTACCATTTAGACAAGGCAACCTTCGCAGCTTGGTCTCACCGAGACAAACCACATTGGTGGAACGAAGATTATGCCGATTATGAAAAAAGGATAACTCGTGTATAACCCAAAGCAAGTACCACAGTATAAATTCAATGAGGACTTAATTATGTCCCGACTAGAACAGTATGTGAACAATACATATAATCAACACTACGCCCAAGAAGGAAAACAAACAACAGAGATTGTATTTGAAAATGGGCATGGTGAAGGTTTTTGCATTGGTAATATTATAAAGTACGCACAGCGTTTTGGAAAGAAAGACGGCAAGAATGAAAAAGACTTATATAAAGTTATTCATTATGCAATTATTCTTTTAGGAAAGATGCACGAAGACGATCTGAAAAATTTAAACGACTATCATTTGGAGTTAAAAGATGGCAGTTAGAAAGAAAAGAGAGGAGAAACTCTCTGAAGCAAACATTAATAAAGTAATAGAACTGCTTGCTGCAGAGAAGCCTATTACTAAAAAAGAGGCGTGTGAGATATTGCATATTGCATACAATACAACTCGCCTTAGTAAAATTATCGCAGACCATAATGAAACACTCGAACACCGAGCTAGAAGAAAAGCACAAAATAAAGGTAAGGGTGTAACAGAGCAAGAAAAAAGAACAATAGTTAAGTACTATTTAGAAGGATCTAATGTATCTGACATTGCAAAAGCATTGTACAGATCTCCTGCTTTTATTAAAGCAGTAATAGAACGAATGGGAGTACCACAAAAACTTCCAGACACCGACTATCAAGGTATCCGAGAATCCATGATACCAGAATCTTGCGTAGCAGAAGAATTCGAACCAAACGAGAGAGTATGGTCGTCTCAAGGCAACTGTATTGCAGTTGTAAAACGAGAAGTAACAAAGTCCCATGACTTTGAAAAACATGGTAGCAAGTGCTATCTATTATGGGAAATAGAAATGGCAGAGTGTGAATCGCCATACTTCGGGTTAGTAAGAGATGCAGGGCATTTTGCCCCACGACTTGCATACAATATCGGAAGTTTAAAACACTTACAGGAATATTTATGACAACACTACAGATAATACTTTGTTTTTGGCTAGCAGGTAGTTTACTTGCTATGTGGAAAATATGGAGACCTTCTCTTAAGGTAATCTCTTTAATAAACGCAGACAACATATTAGCGCAAAGACC